CGTGGCCCGTGGGGAAGTCGACATCCGAGGCCGACGAGGCCAAGTTGTCAAACGAGGTCGGAATCCAGTTGACCCCGACCTGCAGGGTCTGGTTCGCCGTCTGCGGCAGGATCTGCACCGACTCGCCCAGCAGATAGTACTGGCGATCGTAGCTCAGGTAGTCTTCGGTCCCCGACAGCGCGAGCGGCACGTTCCGGAAGTCCGTCTCCCGGTACACCGTGTTCGCCCCATCAGTCACTGTGATGATCTTGTAGGTGTTCTGGGCGGTGTCGCCACCGCCGCTGTTCGTATCGGCAAACGTGAACTGCCCGTTGCTATCGGTCGTCACCGACCGCTTGGCGAACCGGTAGTAGGGGTTCGTGTTCATCATCCCCTGCCACTCGTCCCGAAACGCCATATCCAACAGCGAGTACAGGAAGTTGTCGCTCCAGCGATCGGAGTTTGTCGCGTCAATCCAATCCCGCGTTCGGTCCAAATACGTCGCCTTGGTCCACGCCATACCTTACTCCGCGAGAGTGACTTTCTTCCGACGGCCCGCCTTCTTGAGGGGAGCCGTCACATCAGCCAGCGTTTGTTCCACCGCCTCCTCCATCGCCTGCGCCACCGGAGCCGTAGCCTCGGTCGTGTGGTAATGGTCCATTCGACTGAGCATCTCACGGGCTTCCTCGACCGGCCAATCCCGAAGCAAGTGGGCCACATAGGCTGGCACCTGATCCGTATCGCAGTCGTTGGGGATGTACCCGATGATGTCGTAGGCCGAACTCGGCGGGGTCTTGCCTTCCTGCACCCACTGCCAGCGGCGGTCCGTCTCCGGCCACTTGCGGGTCAGTCGCCACTGCTCGAACTGACTCCACTCGAGACCGAGATGCGGGTCCACAGCCCGAAGCCGCCGGAGGACTTCCACCGGCGGTTCGGGGTTCCCGCGAAGGTTCACGAGAACAGTAAGCGGCATTACTCTTCGACCAAGAGTTCGATCGTCACGGTCACATCGGCCGGTTGCACCGACACCGCACCCGTGGTCACGATCGAGAGCTGAAGCGTCTCGCCCGGATTCAGGGTCTGATCGGCCTCAGAGATCGTGGTCAGGAACGCCCCCTGCACCGCGGTCGCCGCGGTCTTGGCGTTCATGTCAATCGCCGAGGTCAGCGACACCGCAGTCCCAGACGGCTTCTTCTGGAGCGTGGCGGCAATCGAGGTCGCGGCGGTCGGGAAGGTCCCGGCCGCAATGGAGATCTTGCTAATAAACGCCTTAACGGGGTACGCCCCGAGGTTATGCACCACGGTCCCGGCCGCCAGCGTCCCGAACGTCGGTTGCACGGTGATCGCCACCGGCATCACCCCGAAACGTCCCGGCTTAGGAGCAAAAAAGTTGAGAGGCATCGCAGTCAGAGAAAAGGGTCCCACTAGGCGAGGGGTGGGGACTTCCCACCCCCCGCGCTAGTGAATCAGGCCTGCGCCGTCACGTGCGTGTAGAACACGGTGTCGGTGTAGCCAGTGATCGAGCCGTGGCTATTGCGCTGAAGCGCCGCGAGGTTCCCGTAGTACCCGTAGGTCATCTCGAAGGCGTCACGCCCATCGAGCCACCGGACCGGCCCGGCCCCCTCGTACTCCACGAAGCCCCAGTCCTTCGCATCAACCAGCGCGAGCGACGGGATGTGGATGAGGTAGAGCGTCCCGGCGGGGACGTAGTAGTCCATCACGAGCGGAAGCCCGCAGACCTCAACCGCCTTGTACCCGCCCTTGATGACCTTGGACGTGTCCTTGGCGTCGAAGCGACGCTGGCCGATGAAGCTCTCCATCAGCTTCTTGCCGACACCCGGGGTGGTCATAAGCAGGAACTCCTGCGGGCGGAGCATCGCATCCTTGCCCGAGAAGCCAGAGACGCGCTGGATGAGATCCCAGATGTCCGACTCAGTCGGCTGGGCGGCATCCGGCGTGTCCGTGCCAGCGGTCATCCGGATCGCGTTCCAGATGCCGTAGGTCGAGGCCGACAGCCCGTGGAGCGAGGCATACGACCCGCCACGGTTGGTGATGTTGATGAGGCCGTTGGTGGCCGCATTGTACGACGTGTCAGAGGCCGAGGCCTTGACGACGATATCGCCCGCGACCATCGACCCGATCGAGGTGTCGAGGGTGAGGGTCGAGTTGGCACCCGAGACGGTCGGGATGGCCGAGACCTGCGCACGGCCGCGGACGGTCGCGCCGGTCGAGTCGAGGACGGCGATGTAGTCGCCGACCGAGATGAGGAGCGAACCCTGCCCAGCGTTGGTCACGCCGTAGGGCGAGGACACGATGATGGACACGGTGGACGACGCGGTGCCGATGGTGGCAAGGATGCCATTCCCAGCGCCGTGGAACGAGGCCTGCATCATGAGGGCAGAGGCCTCACGAAGCTCCTCCATCGTCTTGCGAGCGAGGGTCTGGAACGCGGCCTCCTTGCTCTTGGTGCCGATCAGCGCCAGCCCGTCGACCTGACGGCGGACGTAGCCACGGACAACGCCCGTGTTCGCCTGCCTTTCAGTCGCGGTGGTGTCCTTCCCGAAGTAACCAGCGTTCGAGAAGTTGCCGCCAGCGGGACGCCCAAGCACCACGTCCCAGTAGACGCCGTTGCCGCCCCAGCGGAGGTTCTTGGGGCCGCCCTCGCGGGCCTTGGAGAGTTGTGCCACGAGCGGGGTCACGGTGTTCTGGACCTTCTCGCGGAAGTTCGCGTAGACGTTCTTCAGGAGGCCCTGAAGTTCGCTATCGGTGATCGTAGTCGGATTCGGCATTGCTCTGTTTTCCTAAGGGTTACGCCCCAAGCACCGCGTCGATCGCAGACTGGACTGCGTCGTCCATTGCCTCGTCGATGGTGGATGGAGCAGGGCGGGACTTCGGAGCCGATCCGGCCCCACGTCCCACGGGTTTGATCGCCTTGGCCACGGTGGCCTTGGCCTTCTGTTGTTGGACCGCGGCGGCCTTCGCGGCAGGCTTCGCAGGCGTCTCGATCACAGGCTCAGCCTTGCGGCCGTACTTCTCTGCCCGTGCCTCGTTCAGCCCAGTCGCCCACGGCGCGACCTCCTCGATCAGGAATTGGTTGACATAGTTGTACTGGTCTGGCGTGAGGTAACCCTTCCGCCCTTCCAGTTGCTTGACATACAGCGTGACCTTGGCCACCAGCTCCTCTGGCTCCACCATCGGCACAGCCGAGGCGATCATGTCCAGCGCAGGCGTCAAGGTTTGGGTGAAGTAGGCCTCACCAGTCGAGGCGATGCGTTGCATCTCCATCTGCTGGCGCTGAGCCTCGAGTTGTTCCCGCTCCCGTTGGAGCCGCATCTCCGGGGTATTCATCCGGTCCCACACATCCTTCTCGTTCAGATAGCGGTTTTCGTCCGCCATCAACTGCTCGAGGTACGCGTTCTGCTGAGCCAGCTCTTGCTTGTAGGTCTCCAGTTCCTGCTGGGCCTCAAGCGCCTGCTGTTCAATCGTGCGGAAGCGTTGCTCGCGCTGTTCCGAGTAGATGCCGTCCGCGGCGAGACGCACGACCTTGTCCAGCGGGTCCGTGCGGGTCTTGCCACCCGGCGTGGTGTAGGTGATGGTGAGATCGGGCAGACCCTTGATTTCCTGCCCCTTGACCTGCACGGTCAGCGGGACAATCGGCTCGCGGTCAACCAGCGGAATCTCGGGCAAACTCTCGGCGGTGGCATCGGTCTCTGGCTCCGCTTCCGCGGTCACCTCTGTCTCGGCCTCACCTTCAGCCGGCGCAGGGGCGTCCTCAGTTGCGTCGTCGGTCGCGATGTCTTCCACCTTGGTGAACCGGCCTTTATCGTCCCGGGCTTGCTCATACGCCTCGTCCGTCGGCAGGCTCGCGTTCGCGGCCTCGACAGCGAGTTGATCCAAGTACGCACCCGTATCAACAGGGGTGGCCTCGGTGGCGGTACCGGCGTCTCCGGGGAACGTGGGGGCGGTCATGCACTACTCCTGAAAAGGGGTCCGTTACTGCGGGGCAAAGGCCTCAAACATATTCGCCGCGCCTTGGGCAGTTGCGGGTTCCACCGCAACGCCGGGGAGCAACGCTTGTGTCGGAGCCATTCCCGGTGAAGGAGCGAAGGGACTTTCCCCACCCATCGCTTGGGGTCCTGCGGGTCCTGCCTGTTCTGGCGTTGGCGCTGGCGCACCGCCGCCTTGCTTGGTAGCCGCCTGATTAGCTAGCTCACGCCAGCGGGCATCGGCCACTTGAATCACGTCCTCGTCAATGTCGTCCTGAAGCAGGATCTTCCGCTCCAGCACGTCTTGGTGAATCGCTTCGTTATCCTGCCACCGCATCGCCGGCACGTTCTGCCGCGTCAGGATCGCATCGGCCACGCGGTTGGCCCGCGCCTCTTGGTCCGCATCTGGCGACTGGATCGCCTTGGTGATCGCAAACGGCATGAGTCGCCGATACTGCAGGGGGTCGATGATCTGCTTGTTGAACATCTCGTCCAGCAGGAACAGCCGCATCGCCTTGGGCATCGGCATGAGCGTCTCCGGCTCGACCCGCACATCCGCGGTCCCGTCGAAGTCGTCCGCCTTGAGTGCGCGAGCAAGGTCCGGTCGGCTCTTGCCCACGGCCCCCAGATCCCTCGGCACGTCATAGCCCCACGCCATCCCCGCCAGTTGCACCTTGGCCCAGTCGGTCATCGCGTTGGCGATCGCCAGCACCGACGGCGCGATCACGCGGTCGAGTTGCTCACGGGCCGCAAGGATCGCACGGCCTGACGACGAACTCGAGAACTGCCCGCGGCTCGT